TATATAGAGTACATGCTAGCCGATGCCAGAAAGAAAGGCGAAAAGATAAAAGTCTATCAATGGTACGGCAAACCAGATGCCCCTATATTTTATCATGGTAGCAATAGAACTGTACCAGTTGATGATAGGTTCTTGGATGATGATTTTATGGAATTGGTTCCTTTTGTTTACAAAAATCCAACCAAACCATTTAAAGAATCAAAAAAGATCGATTCAAAGACTAAAGCTTGTTGCTATTATGCAGAGACTTTGGAACCTGTAGCAGGTCCTTCTTATGTTTTTAGAGATGAACCTGTAACCAACGCAGTCTTGACAAACAATGACTGCACTCTTGCCGAGGAGATAAATTTTTTAGCCAACGGCCTGAACAAGAAAGCGCCAAAATCCAGTGCACTTGTTCAGGATTCCCACTTGGGTACTGTGTTCCCTCCACAACACCGGACGTTACACGCACTTCTCAAGTATCACCGGGACCAGGCTACGAACAACATAAATACACTTGGCCAAGAGTTGACACTTGCGCTGAAAAAGCTTCTTTCCGAAAGCATATCGCAATTAGAAGAGAAGCTCACAAAGAGTACAGAGAAGTTGGTTCAGATGAAAAATTAATAGTATTAGCTTCATTGTGGAGACGCACTTCCTCAGTGCGTGGAATTTGTGCTTTTTCCGATCCTATACTTCATTTTAATAAACTCTATGACATAGCGTTAAGAGACATTCATAAGCAAAGCTCACCTGGACATTGCTCTTTAGCTAAATTAGGATCTAGTAATAAAGTAGTTCTAGGTTTGGAGGATGATGGAACATATGATCCCGTTAGGTATCAGGTAGTGAGAACAACAGTGTTCAAAAGATACCAGGAACTTTTAAATGGAACGTATGTTTCGGATCCCATAAAACTTTTTATAAAGGTGGAACCTATAAAGAAGGAAAAATTCGATGATGATCGTTTCAGACTTATAAGTAGTGTAAGTTTGGAAGATAACTTCATTGACAGAATTCTTTTTACTCCTCTTTTTAAGAAATTCCTAAGAAACTATAGAAAAACTGGATTGTATGTAGGCTACAGCCCATTGAAAGGAGGACATCTTCTGATCAATCTAATATATAATGGAAATGAAAAATATTTGATGATTGATAAGACAGCTTTCGATTGGACTGTGCATAAACAGTTGCTTATGATAGCCAGAGATTACATTTTAGGTTGTATAACTGATCCTCCTGAGTGGTGGAAAGAAGCAGTAAAACAACGCTTCGAAGATCTTTTTGGAAGACCTTATTTCATCTTTTCTGATGGAACAAAGATACAACAATTAGATGAAGGTGTTATGAAAAGTGGTTGCTTTCTGACTATTTTGATCAATAGTATACTCACGATAATCATACACTATCTATCGCTTTTGAGGTCGGGACAAGAAATAGACGATGATATACTCAGTCTTGGAGACGATGCCTTGCAAAGGCTTCTCGCCCAGATTGAAGAATACATTGCTGCTATGCGTACAACCGGAGTTATTCCTAAATATGAAATCTCTCGAATTCCATCTTTCGCAGGGTTCGTTTATGAACCGTATAGCTTCGTCCCTGAATACAGACAGAAACATCTCTTTGCATTACTGTATTTAGATGATGATAGAGAAAACGCTGGTATGACTTTATCTTCCTATTTACTTTTATATTGGAAAGTCCCAGAGATGAAAAGATACATA